AATGTGGGGGATTGATAAGGCATATTTTAAAAGCATTGTGCAAAGACACATCACTTTTCTCACTGGCTGCTATTAGATAGCAAGAACTGTTCATTCAAAAATATTTCCCGTGTTTGTAGAAACACTTTTCAAGGAACAGCGGAAAATGTGTGCCTCATTTTGTCATTGTACTACTTAAGTCGACATCTGCGTCGTCATCTCGTCGGCAAAAGCGGTATATGAAGTCTGAAAATGATTGTGTTGCATGGGATTTTTCACTTGCGTTAGAGTTGCTCATAACCCGAAGGTCGTCAGTTCAAATCTGGCTCCCGCAACCATTCATATGTACGCCTACTTCAAGGTCACAATCGCCGTTGGAGTGGGCGTATACTTTTACCATCGCCTTGCACACCTGCTTGGTGTCGGTATCTAGGCGCTCCATGGCATCCCGAAACAGCTGTACCAGCTTTTCCACGCTGACGGGGTTCTTTTCCCTGCCACGCCGGATGATGTCCTCCAGCTCTGATTTCCGCACACGCAGGCGCAGCATCTCCTCTTGCAGCTCCGGATAGTCGATGCCTTTGAGGATTGCTTTTGTGCCGTTTTCCAGCTGGAAGATGATATCCGCCAGCTCTTTCCGCTCTTCTTTTAGGTCGGCTGTTGCACCATTGATCTGACTGGCGATCTGCTGTGCCATCTGTTCATAGTCCAGATTGGCGAGGTACTGCCGCAGATTCTGCACCACAAACACTTCCAGCTCCTCTGCGTTGATGTTCTGAGAGTGGCACGTGTGATTCCGGTATTTGTTCCCGCAGCAGTAGTACCGTGTGGAATAGCCTCTGCTATTTGTTGAGGTATGCCCCACATAGCTGGCACCGCACTCCGTGCACTCGATCAGACCGGAGAGCAGGTAGCTCCGCTTCGCCTTATTGCACGCCCGATGTTTCTTGTCATCCATACGCATCTGCACTGCCTCCCATGTATCTTTATCAATAATCGCCGGAATGCTGTCCTCAATACGGACGGCATTTTCGTTTGGCAGATTGCCGGCATACTTGCCCATGATCTTGTGATGATATTTGCACCAGCTGTACACGCCGATATACCGTTCATTCCGGAGCAGGTAGTACAGGCTGTTTTTCCCCATGACCTTGCCACGCCGTCCACGGACTTCGCCAATGGCGCTGAGGATTTCGCCGTAGCTCTTGCCGGCAGCGTACATCCGGTAGATTTTTCGGACGATCTCTGCCTCTGCCGGATTGATGACATATCTGCCGTCTACAATGTCATAGCCGTAGTTGGGCGTGCCTCCCAGAAACTGACCGGTCTTTGCCTTGGTGGCGATGCTGTCCATGGACTTCTGCCGGCTGGTGAGGACGTGGTGCTGCCCCAGTCCCACGGTAATCAGTTCCGTCAGATAGTCCGCAGGGTTGAGGATATCGCCGATGTGATCTTCCACGGAAATGACCTGTACGCCAAGGACTGCCATTTGCTTCCGGAAACCGAACCAGTCGGAAACATCACGGCTGCCACGGCTGATGTCGTAGATCACGACAGCGTCAAATTTCCGCAGCGCAGCGTCCTGACAGAGGGACTGGAACGCCGGTCGCTGGGTGTTGGTACCGCTCATTGCCTCGTCGGCATAGCGGGCGGATACGGTGATGCCGTGAGAATCGCAGTATTCCTCGATCTTCCGCATCTGATAGGCGATGCTGCTGCTGGTCTGGTGTTCTGTGCTGTATCGTGCATAAGCTGCTGCCTGCATAAAAAAATTCCTCCTAGTACTTGCAATTTTCGGAGGACTGTGCTATAATATACCTGTCTTAGGGGCTATTATTGCAATAGTTCTCCTTTTACCGCTCCATGGTTGCTGCCGTGGGGCGGTTTTTTTATACTCCATTCTCTTCAATGTCTTTTCGTATCAGTGATTTGATGTATCCGGCTTTGTTGGGTACGCTGTCAAGCTTATCCATGATGTCTTTTTCCGTTGTCTTTACAACCTTGATCGTGTACGTTTTTGTGTTTGCCAGATCGTATTTCTTTTGCGGTGTCATGCAGCACCTCTTTTCCAAAAATCATCTTGCCAAAGTCGGGGAAGTGTGGTATAATGAGATAGCACAAAAAAGCGGTGGCAAGAACCGCTCTTCTGTGTTTGTGTGTGTAAGCCTATCGTTTATTCGGTGGGCTTATCTTTTTTTGCCATGTTTCTGACTTCCTGGATTGCCTTTTTGACTTCGTCCATGTCCTTGCAAGCCGCAAATTTGTCAGCCACAAGATTCAGAATTACTTCCATCTGCTTGTCTGTCATTTCTTCCATTTGAACCTCCTTCCTATACCCGCTTGCCCCGGTATTGTACTCATCTTCCTGAGTACAATACCATTATGCCATACGTATTACGTATTGTCAAGAGGTTTTGGAAAAATTTAAATGTAAAATAATTATGTACAGTGCCGCTCTGCTGATTCTGGCAGGGCGGCGGTTTTTTAGAACAGAAGTATCAATGCAGTTTATCCGATTTTGTCGAACGGATAAAATCCTGAAACTGCTGATAAACTTGCCGTTCCAACGGGCTTGTCAGAAACTTATCTCTTTCCCGAAGAATCTGCATACGCTCTGAGCGGCGCTGTGCGGCTGACTGAGACACATTACAGAGTGCAGCTATCGCATCCGAATCAAATGCTTGCAAGCCCCACAGAACGCATGCAGGCATAAGCACGCCCACTGCAAAACGCTCCGCCGCATACTCTTCTGGCTGTGTGATGATGCTATAGCTGCGTGGCAGCGGTTCATCTCCCAGATGTCCGAGAAGATAGTGTCCTAGTTCGTGTAAAATGGTAAAGCGTTTTCGGGGAGCAGGCTGGTTTGGGTTCAGCATGATCTGCACCCTGCTGTCTGTTCGCCGTATGATCTTGCCAGATTCACCGCTTTGCAACAGCGGAGCATAATCCAAGCATTCCACGCCATAATGCAGTGCGATTTGCACAGGTCTGACCGGTAGCGCAGATACGCCGCAGTCGATCAGACACTGCCAGCTTGCGTCTCGTACATTTTTGTAGATACCATAATCCATAGAAATCACCTCAATGGCTATTATAGACCATTATGCCATCGAGATGAAGTCTATTTGCAAACCAAATTTTGGCTATGTGTTGATGTCCGTCCTAGGTGCATTTTTGTCCATTTCATCCAGCAGAGCCTGCGGGTAGTCCGCCGTATGCGGGGCATTGCCTGGTTCGTCGCTGCGGGCGGCTTCTTTTACCGTCATGATCTTGCTGCGGGAATCTTCTGCCTGGCGCTTTTGGTCGTCGGCGACGATTTTTCGCAGGACGTCCAGAAACGCTTTCCGAGAAGCCTCGTCCAGATCAAGCCACTCTCGAAACAGGTCCTTTTCCATTTCGTCTACAGTGGGCAGACTGGCGATGGGGTCAGCCGGCTCTTTGGCGTCCGGTCTGCCGAGGAGGTAGTCGGTGGTGACGCCGTAGAAGTCGGCGAGTTTTACAAGCGTGTCGTAGTCTGGCTTTCGGTCGTTGCGTTCGTAATTGCGATATGATCCGCCTTTTATTCCGATTTTAGAACACAGTTCTTCTGAGGTAAGACCTTTTTTCGTTCTTAGTCGTTTTAATGTATCGCCAATCATTTTTTCACCTCCTCTCTACAATAATAGAATATCACAAAACCGAACATTTGTCAATATCTGTGTTTGACTTTCGGGAAAAAGTATCTTTTTTGCACGAAAGCGAACCAATTCTTTTGTGCAATGTTACAGAAACGAACAAAACGCATTGACAAATGTTCGGATATGTGATATTATAGAATCACAGCAAGGGACAAACCCGAACAAAGCTGAATCAGACGGCAGGTGTCAGAAAGGAGAAAAACATGGAAGACATGAACAGTTTTGAACTGGAAACCTTCTTGAAAATGATTCTTGAAATCCTCAACGGATGCAATGATCTGAAAGAAGCACAGGAAAAAATAAAAGCCCTGCTCGAGCGGTAACTCATACAGGACTTTTCAACAGCAAGAAGACGGGCGGTACTTGCCGCCGCCCTTATCTTCTTTTTTATTATATCACAAAACGAGACAAATGGCAAGAGAAATTTTTGAGGTGAAATATGAACGACCTGATTCAAATCCACTACGACAACGCAGACCGCCCGACGGTATCGGGGAGAGAGCTGCACAAGGCACTGGGCGTGGAAACGCCCTATACAACATGGGTAAAGCGTATGTGCGAGTACGGCTTTTCCGAGAACGTTGACTTTGCAACTTGCTTTCCAAATTTGGAAAGCGAAAATCAGCACGGCGGACAGAACAAGATTGACCACCAGCTGACAATCCCCATGGCAAAGGAACTCTGCATGCTCCAGCGGACAGACAAGGGCAAGGAGATGCGGCAGTACTTCATTGCCGTGGAAGCACAGTGGAACAGCCCGGATGCGATCATGGCAAGAGCTTTGCAGCTGTCCACCGCCAGGCTGAAAGAGATGCAGATCACCGTTTCCGCACTGACGG